CTAGAGCGTAGAAAAGAAACAGCAAAATTGCGTGAGGAGTATCTAAATGGGAATGCGTGAGGAAGTAGATGTTATTACAGCTGCTTGCAAGAATAAAGATATTCATGTGCTATTTGAAAACAACATTGACTCAATGCTTAAAAGCACGTCAGATGTTTGGGACTTTATAAAAGAATACTATAACGAGACTCGTCAAATTCCAGACAAGAATCTTATTGCAACTAGGTTTAGAGACTTTGAACCGTCTAATGATTCTGGACCAACGATTTATCACGTTAATAGATTGAAGGAAACCTTTCTTGACGAATCTCTTAGATCAACTGTAAAGAAGGCTGCACAACTTTTACAAGACAATGAGTCTAATAAGGCACTGTCTTCTCTTAACTCAGATATTTCTTCTCTATCAAGAATTACTGCAAAGGTAAGAGACATTGATGTAACAGATGTTGATGATGCTATCGCATACTTTGATAAACAAAGAGAAGCAGCAATGAATGGTGATGTAGGTATTCGATCTAACATTGCATCATTTGATGTTTGTCTTCCAATGGGAATTTCTAAGGGACAACTTGGAGTTCTTCTTGCGTATCCTGCAATTGGTAAGTCTTGGTTAGCACTTTATTTTGCTGTTCAGGCTTGGAAGAATGGTCGCACCCCAATGATCCTTTCTTTAGAAATGACAGAGCAGGAAGTTCGTAATAGAATTTTTGCAATTATTGGAGATGGTAAATGGTCACATCGTGCCTTAAGTTCTGGTCGTGTAAATCAAGATGAGTTTAAGGCTTGGGCAAAAGAAAACTTAGAAGGCAAACCACCATTTAAGATTATCTCTAATGACGGTGGAAGCGAAGTAAATCCAAATGTTGTAAGAGCCAAGATTGACCAGTATAAGCCAGACATTGTATTTATTGATTACTTACAACTTATGACAGACAATTCTGGATCTTCTCAAAATGAGACTGTTAAAATAAAGAATCTATCTAGAGAGCTTAAATTATTGGCTATCTCAGAACAGATACCAGTTGTTGCAATCGCCTCTGCTACGCCCGATGATGCCTCAGATTTGGAGTCTGTACCACAGCTTGGTCAGGTGGCTTGGTCACGACAAATTGCTTACGATGCTGACTGGGTTCTTGCAATGGGTCGTAAAGCAAATAGCGATGCTCTTGAAGTAGCATTTAGAAAAAATCGTCATGGTTTTTTGGGGGACTTCGTAATGGTTGCAGACTTTGATAAAGGAAAGTTCTCAGAAGTATATGACCCAAGTGATGACTCAACTTAATCTATAATTGAGGTATGGATTTCGTTGGACACAAGAAAATTAAAGACTTTTCACTAGATGGTAACATCGCAGATGAGTCAGATACTATGCGTCTAAGAAAAGAATATGACATACTATTAGACCATTATATGAAGGAAAGAGGATATGTTCCACACCTGGAACTTGAAAGTGTCTTCTCTTTGTCGTATAATGGAACATCGTTTGATTTTAAAATAACTCGTTACGGAATTTATGTAGGAAAGGCTAAGGCAAAGTGTTACAAGGGAGTTTTAGGAAACAGGCTTATACCAGCGATTCATACCAGCAAGACCAGATTAGAGAAATTGTCAAAGTCTGCGGAATCTCAATAGGAACTGAGTTAGACACTCATTTTCTTGTATACTGCCCTTTCCACTACAACGTACACACTCCAGCATGTGAAGTAGATAAAGAAAAAGGATTGTTTATTTGTTTTTCTTGTGGAGAAAACGGAACGCTACTAGATTTAATCATGCGTACAACATCAAGGAATTACTTTGAAGCAATGCGTGTTATCTCTGCTGCAGAAAAATCCATAGACTTTGTAGATGTAATTGACAAAGCAGTAGAAGAAAAACCAGAGTTTGTTGAATTTGACTTAAACACAATTGAAAGACTTCACTCTACACTTTTAGAAAATACTCGTGCAGTAGAATACTTTAATTCAAGAAAGATTACCTTAGACTCAATTAAACATTTTAAGCTAGGGTACTCTGAAAAACAAGACATGGTTACTGTTCCCGTTTATTCTAATACTGGAATCTGTGTAGGATTTGTTGGAAGATCAATTGAGGGTAAAACTTTTAAAAATTCCACAGGAACACCAAGAAATAAAATTTTGTTTAACCTAAACAATGTCCTATACAAAGAGGTAGTAATTGTAGAGTCATCTTTTGATGCAATCAGGTTATGGCAAATAGGCATTCCAGCAATTGCAACATTGGGTGCAAATCTTGGTAAGATGCAAATTCAATTAATTAATAAGTATGTTTCTAGACTAATTTTGGCAATGGATCAGGATGATGCAGGAAGCACACTAAGAAAAAACATTTCAAGCAACGTATCAATTCCAACATTAACAATGGAATTTCCAGATGGAGTAAAAGATATTGGAGATATGACAGACGAACAAATATTAAGTTCGTACAAAACGCTTTCAGAGTTTGACATTGCTCTACAACTCTGATATAATAAAACAACAGATTCACTTATAGAATCAAATATTAGGAGAAATATATGGGTATCATCCAGGGTCTTGATGCAATCAAGAGTCACATTGACAAGCCAAAGGGATCTGACGGTCCAAAAGCCCGATGGCTAAAGCTAGAAGATGGACAATCAATCAAGCTTCGTTTTATTAACGAAGTTGATCCAGACTCAAAGAACTATGACACATCTCGTGGATTAGCAATTGTAGTCGCAGAACACACAAATCCAAAAGACTATCGCCGTAAGGCTGTATGTAGCATGGAAGAAGAAGGTCGCTGTCATGGTTGCGAAATGCATCGCAGAGATCCAAAGGCTGGCTGGAAGGCTCGCCTAAGACTTTATGCAAACGTACTAGTTGATGATGGTACTGGAGAACAGTACACTGCAATTTGGTCACAGGGCGTTGGTCCTAAGTCAGTAACAACACAAACACTAATTGAGTATGCAAGTGATACAGGTGCTATCAGCAACCTTACATGGCGTTTAAAGCGTTCAGGTACTGGTACGCAGACAAGCTATGCTTTGTTCCCACTAGTAGTAGATGAAACAGCATTTGACTGGTCATCTGTTGAGCAATACGAATTAGAAAAAACTGCAATTCGTTCGGTTAAGTATGCAGACCAAGAGTCATTTTACTCTGGTCTAGATGCAGACGATTCAGTATCTACCTCCTCTGAGTGGTAATTTGACAGACTTGGGGGCAGTGGGATATAATCTTACTGCCCCCAACTATTATTGGAGATAAATGTTTCACAATCATCATTCACATTCTTACTACAGCCTACTAGACGGCTTCTCTTCTCCAGAAGAACTGCTTAAAAGAGCAGAGGAGATTGGTATGGGTGCTATATCTATTACAGATCACGGTACCTTAAGCGGTCACAGAGATTTATTAATTGCTGCAAAGAGCAGTTCTGTAAAGCCCATACTAGGCTTAGAAGCATATTTTACAACAGATCGTTTAGATAAGAGAGCAAGAAAAGATCGTGCAGACGAGGATCAAATTTACAACCATTTAATTGTTTTAGCACAAAATGAAAACGGATTACAAAATTTATCAAAGCTTTCAGAAATTGGATGGAATGACGGATTCTTTAGTAAGCCTAGAATTGACTTTGAGGTACTACAAGAAAACTCAAAAGACTTAATTGTTTTGTCTGGATGTATGAATAGCATTATTGCTAAAGCAATTCAGAATGGTAATATGGATGCAGCAAAAAGACATACTGACTGGTTTAAGCAGGTATTTAAAGATAACTTTTATATGGAACTTCAACCACATAATCCTGCAGAACTTAATTTACAAATGTTAAAACTAGCAGATGACATGGGTGTTAAGAGTACCGTTACTTTAGACTGTCACTATGCTTCTCCAGAAGATAAGATTGCAGAAGAAATTATGCTTATTCTTGGAACCCATCCAAAGGTTTTAAAAGAGGCAACCTTTGATGATAGTAGAAAGATTAAAGATTTAATTGAAAGACTAGACTACCTATATGGTGATCGCTTTATGTCGTTTAAAGACCTTGACATCTTTTTAATGGACCATAAAACAGTTCGTGACAAGATGATTGACCAAGGAATTGATAGAGACGATCTCTATGAAAATTCTATGGAAATTAGTTCTAAGGTTGGATCCTATGACCTAAAAGAAAATCTAGACCTGCTTCCAGTTGATCATAAAGACCCCAACTCAGAACTTGAAAGACTAGCCATGGAAGGTCTAATTAAGCGTGGCTTTGGAGAAGACAAAGTTTATTTAGATAGACTTAAAGAAGAGCTTGAGATTATTAAATCTAAAAACTTTTCTTCGTATTTCCTTGTTGTGTCAGACATGATTGGTTGGTCAAAAAATAATAATATTTTTGTTGGTCCTGGTCGTGGTTCGGCAGCAGGTTCTTTGGTTTGCTACGCATTAGAAATTACTGAGGTTGATCCAATTAAGTTTGGTCTTTTGTTTTTCCGATTTATTAATCCAGAACGTAATGACTTTCCAGATATTGATACTGACTATGAGGATCGTAAACGTGGTCAAGTAAAGGACTATCTTGCTGATCAATACAAGCATGTTGCATCTATTGCTACATTCTTAACTTTTAAGGATAAGGGTGTTGTAAGAGACGTTGCTCGTGTTTTTCATATTCCTTTGCCAGAAGTTAACAAGGCACTTAAAGGTGTTGAGACATGGGACGATTTTATTAGTGATAAATCAACTGCTGAGTTTAGACAGAAATATCCAGAAGTAGTTAAGTACGCAGAAAGGCTTCGTGGACGTATTCGTGGAACAGGAATGCATGCTGCTGGAATTGTGGCTGCCAAAGATAACATTTCAAAATATGCTCCAATGGAAACTAGAAAAGATACTCAGTCAGATGATCGTGTTCAAGTAGTAGCAGTTGATATGGAACAGGCTGCTGATATTGGTCTTATTAAAATTGATGCACTTGGACTTAAAACTTTAACAGTTATTCACGATGCAATGGATATGATTGAAGAACGCCAAGGAGTAAAGCTAGATTTAAGAAAGATTGATTTAGCAGACAGAGAAGTTTACGCAGACTTAACTGCAGGTTTTACTAAGGGTGTATTTCAAGCAGAAACAACTCCATACACAAATCTTCTTGTAAAAATGGGCGTATATAATTTTGATGAACTTGCTGCTTCAAATGCTCTTGTTCGTCCAGGTGCAATGAATACTATTGGTGCAGAGTATATCGCTCGTAAAAAAGGCAAGAAGCCAGTAAAATATTTGCATGACATTGTAAAAGATTTTACAAAAGATACTTACGGATGTATTTTATATCAAGAACAAGTTATGCTTGCCTGTGTTCATTTGGGTGGGATGTCCATGGCAGAGGCAGACAAAGTTCGTAAAATTATTGGTAAGAAAAAAGATGCTAAAGAGTTTGATAAGTTTAAGGAACAGTTTGTTAAGGGTGCTTCCAAGCATGTTACAGAAAAACAAGCAGAGTCTTTGTGGCACGACTTTGAAGCCCACGCTGGATATTCTTTTAACAAATCTCATGCTGTTGCATACTCTATGCTTTCTTATTGGTCAGCATGGATTAAGCGTTACTATCCACACGAGTTCATGTATTCTCTTCTTAAGAACGAAAAAGATAAAGATACTCGCACAGACTACTTAATTGAAGCTAAGCGTATGGGAATTAAGATTAGGCTCCCACACATTAATGAGTCAGACCTTGACTTTACTCTTGAAGAAAAGTCAATTAGGTTTGGTCTTGGAAACATTAAATATATTTCTGAAAACATTAGCAAGAAGATCATTGATAAAAGACCTTTTTATTCCTATGAAGAATTTATGGAACATGCAAGCAAGAAAGGTTCTGGAATTAATAGTCGTGCTATAGATGCACTAAACAGAGTTGGTGCTGCAGCATTTAATGATAACCAGCGTACTGGGGAAGAAAACAAAAACTTTTACGAGTACCTTAACATTCCAGAATTTCATACAGATATTCCTAGATGGATTGAAGCATACACTAGACCAATTGAAGAGTATGAAGAAGAAGGTTGCTTCCTAGTTATTGGAATGGTAAAGGCTATTAAGCGTGGAGATGGCTGGAGCCGTATTGAGGTTGTAGACAAAACAGGAAGCGTTGGAGTATTTGATAGATCAGAAACCACTATTGAAGCTGGAAAGATGTATATCTTTTTAATTGCAGATAATAGAATTGGTGCTTTTGCTACACCAGAAGACCTAAAGGATAACTCAAATCCTTTTATAAAATATTTAATGTCAAGGACATTGAGCCTTGGAGATAAAGAATACATGGTAATTAGCTTTACTCCAAGAAAAACAAAAAAGGGAGATAAGATGGCAAACGTAGTTCTTGCTGATGAAGATAAAGAGCTGTATAGTGTTGTCGTATTTCCAACTGCATATGCAGAATCGCTAGTTAGAATGAAGCCTGGTGGCGTTTGTAAGCCAGTATTAAACACAACATCAAGTGGCTCAGTCACTGTGAAAGGATTTGAAAGAGTATGAACTTAGACAATTTAGCAAGAAGTGTACATCATAATGCAACAGAAAAAGGATTTTGGGACTACATGTATGAGAATGTAGAGTCAAAGGCAGACCCATTTATTTTTTTTGCAAAACAAATTGCAATGATTCACTCTGAAGCAACAGAAGTTCTTGAGGCACTTAGAAAGCAAAAAGGACAGCAAGAGGTTGTTGAAGAACTAGCGGATATCATTATTCGTGTTGTTGACTTGTATCAAGGTCTTGTGATGGCTGGAGAAGCTAAAGACTCTCTTGAAGATGTGGTTACAAAGAAGACAATTATTAATAGTAAACGCCCTAAAATGCATGGCGTACTGGGATGATATAATATACAGATAGGAAATTGGAGAATAAAATGGTAGAAACAAAAGCAATAGAAACAACGATGGAAGATATCCTATCGAGATTAGACCCAAAAACAAGAAAAAGAGTACAGTCAGCAGTAGATGTAGAAACAGAAAAGCAACCTACACCAAGCCTTAGTTTAAATGTAGGACTAAAAGGTGGGCTAGGATATGGTCGTCAGGTTCTTGTGTGGGGCAATAAGTCTGCAGGTAAATCTTCTTTTTGTTTACAAATGATTGGTGAAGCACAAAAAGAAGGAAAGACTTGTGCCTGGATTGATTCTGAGGCATCCTACTCACCTGAGTGGGCAGAAAAGCTTGGAGTAGACTCAAGCAAATTAATTTATTCTGCAGCAAAGTCTGTAAACGACATGGTAGATGTAGTTGTTGACTTAATGAATGCAGGAGTGGACCTAGTAGTCGTTGACTCTATTTCTGCTCTTCTTCCTGCAATCTATTTTGAAAAAGATGGAGAAGAGCTAAAGTCTCTTGAAAACACAAAGCAAATTGGTGCAGAAGCAAAAGACATGACACATGCTGTAAAAATGATGAACTATGCAAATAAAAATACCTTGCTTGTTTTAATTTCACAGCAACGTAATAGTTTTGGAGGAATGCATGCAACTCATATTCCAACTGGAGGTATGGCTGTTAAATTCTTTTCAAGTACAATTATTAAGTTGTGGTCTTCAGAATCGGAGGCATCGTCTATTAAAGACAAGATTGCTGTTGGAGATAAGTTAATTGAACAGCGTGTTGGTCGTCCAGTAAACTGGACAATCGACTATAATAAGACTGGACCACAATTCATTGGTGGATCGTATGATTTTTATTTTCAAGGAGATATGGTTGGGGTAGACAAGGTTGCTGATCTTGTTGATGTTGCAGAAATGATGGGAATCATTGAACGTGGTGGAGCCTGGTATACTATTATGGACCAAAGATTGCAGGGTCGTGCAAAAGTCATTGACTATGTAAAAGAAAACCCAGCAGTATTTGACACACTAGAAAGCATGGTATACAGCAAGTTATGAGCATTAACCCAGAAGATTTTATAAAGTCTTCAGAAAGACAAGCAGATATTGGCGTAGATACAATATTTGGAACATTCATGTGTCAAGACTGTAACGAGCATTTAAGACAGGCAAAGCTTAATGAAGATGAATTAGTAATAGTTTATGTTTGTTCTAGTAATCATAGAAATGAAATTAAACTATGAGCGAACGTGGCGAACTAAAAAGAATTGGTGCTAAGGCACATAAAAATTCTGGTCGTGGACAATATCAAAAAGGTGACGGATCACTTGATGAGTTCATTGTTGATGTAAAAGAAGCAGGAAAAAGTTTTACCTTAAGTCAAGATGTCTGGGCAAAGATTGTAACTGACACATTAAGAACTGATAATACTAAGTCTCCAGCATTGCTGTTGGCAATTGGGGAAACGCAAAAGATAAGACTAGCAGTCATTGAATGGGCAATGCTAGAGGATTTAATGGAGAGAGCAAATGGAATCAACCCTTGATTATATTAGTCAGGTAACTGAATTTAATGATATTCACGAGTTTATGAAAGATAAGGACCTCGATGAGGCAATGGCTATTGTTGTTAAGATTATGATGAAGCCAGACATTCCATCTGTTCAAGCAGTAGTTTTAATTAGCAAACTACAGGCTATGAGTGCAAAGTTTGGAATGCTTGCTACTTGGTACACAACTGTAGAAAAGGGACCATCAGGAAGTATTAACAACACTAAGAAGCATGTGTACTACTCTATGAGAGATTCCCTAGACAAGCTTGTGGATTCCTTAAAGTATATTGCAAGGCTTGGTGCCTAGTGGCTAGAAACTTAATTGGAACATTAACAAAAAAGCCAAAGAACACAAAGCTAGATGCAAAAAAATTTAGGCTTGCAATTGGCAGAGCTTACCTAGAAGGAAAGACTGGATATATTCATAGAAAAAAAACTACCTTTTCTCCATCTACAGTTGGCTATGGTCATGGGAAGTGTCCCAGATACTGGTCAATTGCTTTTGATGGTGCAGACTTTAAAGAAACATTTAATGCTCAAGGTGTTGCTGCAATGGACAACGGTACAGATGCACACACAAGGCTTGAAAGGGTTATTGCAAAGACTGGATACCTAAAAGAATCAGAACGTGAAATTAAATTAGACAGCCCACCAATTCGTGGTTTTATAGATCTTATCTTAGATGTTGAAGGTGAAGAAATTGTTGGAGAAATTAAAACAATTAAAGACGATCAATACACTTTAAGAAAAGACACCTCAACTGGAGCAGATAGTCACGTTGTTCAATTGCTTATTTACATGAAAGTTACTGGTGCTGAAGAAGGATTCTTTTTGTATGAGAACAAGAACACTCACGAAATTACCGTAATCCCAATGGTAATGTCACCAGAAAACTTAGACTATGTAGATTACATTTTTGACTGGATGAAAGAAGTTCGTGCTGCTTGGGAAGAAAAGAAAAACATTAAGCGTCCATTTAAGGGTGACAAGGCTCCCTGCACTTATTGTCCAGTTAAAGAAGTCTGTTTTGAAAAACCAGATGGAAGACATAAGATAGTTCCGCTAGAAATTAGACAAGCATGAAAGTATGTAAAGAATGTAACTTAAAGTTTGATGCAAAAACTCATAATCAAAAGTATTGCTCTGGAGAATGCTGCCGTATTGCAACAAACAAAAGAATTATGGAAAAGTATTATCAAAAGAAGGCAAGGCTAAACGGTCTTGAAAGACTTTGTGGATGTGGATCAACCTTAAGTAGATATAACTCCGATGATACTTGTTCCGTTTGTGACTCTAAAAATAAAAAAAATAAAAGATATTTAGCTATGGAGGCAATGTCAAATGTCATTAGCAGTACTAAAAAAGTCTAGTGCCCACAAAGTTTTGGGAATTGATGCTTCAACTGCCTCACTAGCATTTTGTTTATTTGAAAATGACAAGCCAGTAAAGTTTGGCAAGATGCCAATCGTGGGTGCTGACATTTATGACAAGGTTAAAGATGCTCATAGAAAGTCAGAGGCTATTGCATCTCTAGTAGATCCAGACTATGTTGCAGTTGAGTCTGCAATTATGGTTAGGTCAGCAGATGCAGGACTTAAAATTGCAATGATTGTTGGTGCATCACTAGCATCACTACTAAAGCCTGAGACAAGGGTAATTACCGTTGCTCCAATTCAATGGCAGTCTTTTATTGGAAACAATAATCCAACTAAAGCAGATAAGGCTAACATTAGGCTGGAGTTTCCAGGCAAGACTGATAGCTGGTATAAGGGTAAAATAAGAGAGAGCAGAAAGCAAAAAACAATGGACTACTTTAACAATAAGTTTAACATAAGTGTTACGGACAATGACACTGGCGATGCTATTGGAATTGCTTACTACGCATACAATAAACTTACGGAGAGATCATGAAAAAGCTTTATCAGTCAAAGACCTGGCTTACAAAAAGATATATTATTGATAGAAAAACTATTGAAGATATTGCCAAGGAATGTGAGACTAGTCATCAAACAGTTTACAGATATCTTGTAGAGTTTGACTTAATTAGAAATCAGAGGAAGTGGTCAAGATGATTGAAAAAAACATTTGGCAAACCTATGAATGCAAAAGAGAAGAGCTTCCAGGATATGCACAAGAAGGAATAAACTCTTGGATTTCTCAAAATCCTTCTTGGGAACATAACTACATGAGTGCAGAAGATAGGGAGCACTTTTTTAAGTACGAATATAATTCTGAAATTTACGACACTTATATGAAAATGCCTATGGGTGTTATGAAGGCTGGTCTATGGAGATTTGCAATCCTATATGCCCATGGTGGAGTGTATGCTGATTTAGATACAACTTGTATCAGTAAAATTTCTAGATGGTTTCCGCAGGGATATGAAATGGTGGTAGACCTTGAAGGAGACACACCTTGGTATGCAACACAAGTTATTGCAGCAAGGTCAGGTCATCCATTTTTAAAAGATGCAATAGATTTGTGTGTTGAAAGATCAAAGTTAGAAGACTGGAATATTCCTAACATGGTTCACTACTATACCGATGTTGCAATGTTTACAGACAGCCTAATGAATTCAATGGGGCTTCCTCCTCATGAAGGAGATTTAAGAATAAAGGCTCACGAATACAATCAATCAGAGCTAGCACAACAAAATAGATTTTTTGCTTTTTCTGGAGACAAGGCAAGATGCTTACTTGATAAGCATGTAAAGCACTTGTATTGGGGAGACTCAGGAAGAAAAGAAGGATACATTGCTTGGAAAGCAGATCCACTAGTAAACCAATCCTATAAAGATGGGTTTGATCCAAAAGACTGGAAAGAATAATGCCTACAATTGGAGTTCTTCCTGCATCAGGAAAGGCATCTAGGATTGGTGGGATACCAAAATTTTGTTTGCCAATTAGCGATGATAGATGTCTGCTGCAATGGCATGTAAATCAAATGCTTGAAGTATGTGACGAAGTTCGTGTATCAACAAGACCTGAGTGGGTTCCAATTATTCAGAACATGGACATGAACATAAAGCTTATCGTTAGAGAGCCCTCAACGATGTCTGACGCAATTAATTTCATGATAGGCGACTATAATGACACTGTGCTTGTTGGAATGCCTGATACTTATATCTTAAATTCAACAAAGAACATTTACTCAGAACTTAAAAGAAATCAAGACAACGCAGATTTAGTTTTAGGAGTTTGGAATTGTCCAGAAGAACTTAGAGGAAGAGTTGGTCAGGTATCTTTATCGGGCAACAAGGTAGTAGCCTCAAAAGACAAAACAAACAATTGTGAATATGAATATTTATGGGGAACTTTACTTTTCCGAAAAAATATGATAAGATATGTAGACCCAAGCAAGAACCATCCAGGAGAACAAATTCAGGAATGGATAACCTCAAGGTTTAATATTCAAGCAGTTAAAAATGACGGAGAATATATGGACATTGGTACACTAAAGGGGCTAAAAGATCTTTACAGAAGAATGGAAAATTAAATGCACGAGTATGAAGATAAATTTCATATTGAAGTAGACCAAGTAAATCATCCTATCCACTACACAACTGACCCATCTGGCGTTGAGTGTATTCAGATTACACGTCACAGAAACTTTAACATTGGCAATGCCTTTAAATATCTTTGGCGAGCTGGAATTAAGGATGATAAAAAGCAAATTGAGGATTTACAAAAAGCAATTTTTTACATTAACGATGAAATTAATAGACTGGAGGGTAGATAGTGCCTACCTATGAGTACACCTGTGCAGAGTGCGATCAAACTATTACAAGATCAAATGTTAGGGTTGATGACAGAGACCATCAACAATGCCATGAATGTGGAAATGTTTTGGCAAGAAGTTGGACAATCGGAAACGTTGCTGTATGGGCACCAACTTCTGGCGGATTTCGTTAATGGCAAAGAAAACAACGGTAATTAAATATAATCCCAATTGGGATGTAAAATTTGAACATCAGCATGGCAAAGACTTAATTGTTCCAGGAACACCTATTAAAATAAAGAATGTTCGTGGAGAGTTTAGGTTTGAAAAATATGTAAAGAATACTGATTCTGGCATGGAATGGATTGATGTTATTGGTCCTACTGGATATAGGTCCTTTTATTTGTGGGATTTAAAGGGTATAATTAAACCTAAGAAGAAAAGGATTAAGAAGAATGGCAGCGGAAATTGAGCTAGCAGAACGTTGGGAAAGAATCAACAAGGTTGTTGAAGAATTTCTTCGTGGAAACACGAACCCTAATGAAATTGCTACAATTACTGGATTTAAAAGATCTGAGGTAACTGAGTATTTAAATGAATGGCGTACAGTTATCCAAAGTGACAGACAAATTCAAATGCGAGCCAGAGAAGCTCTTGCAGGTGCAGATCAGCACTATTCTATGCTTATTAAAGAAGCCTGGGATGTAGTAGAGCAAGCAGACCTAACTGCACAGCTGCCACAAAAAACATCAGCCCTAAAACTAATTGCTGATATTCAACAAAAACAAATGGACATGCTACAAAAAGCAGGTGTGCTAGATAACAATGAACTAGCAGAACAAATTATTGAAACAGAAGAAAAGCAACAGATGCTTGTTGAAATTATTAGAGATGTTGTTTCATCCTGTGAAAAATGTAAGCCTCAAGTTTCTTCAAGGTTAAGTAAAATAACGGGACAAGCAGAGGCACTCTAGTGTTTGAAGACATGATTGATCTTCTTGGTGGAGATGAATTTGACGAAAAGCCAGTAGCCCTAGAAGAGTTTGTAACTTCTAGAGACTACCTAGGTCTACCACCGCTTTCTGATTATCAATACACTGCAATTAAAGCAATGAGTCAAATTTATAAAAAAGAAACTTTAATTAATGTTTTTGGTCAAGAAGAAGGTACCAAGATATCAAAACAAACTTGCAATGAAGTAGTGCTTCAGCTTGGAAAAGGGTCTGGTAAAGACTACATGTCAACCATTTCTGTTTCCTATATGGTTTACCTTCTTTTATGTTTAAAGGATCCTGCAAAGTATTATGGCAAACCTCCAGGTGACTCTATTGATATTCTTAATATTGCTATTAACGCTGAGCAAGCAAAGAACGTTTTCTTTAAAGGTTTAAAAAATAGAATTGATAAGTCCCCTTGGTTTCAAGGAAAGTATTCCTACACCGCAGGTTCAGTAAGTTTTGATAAAGGAATTACCTGCCACTCAGGACACTCTGAAAGAGAATCTTGGGAGGGATACAACGTACTTTGCGTAATTCTTGATGAGATCTCTGGATTTGCTATTGACAATACAACAGGTCATGATCAAGCAAAAACTGGTCAGGCAATTTATGATATGTATCGTGCCTCTGTAGATTCTCGTTTCCCAGATTTTGGTAAAGTAGTTTTGCTTTCATTCCCAAGATACCGCAATGACTATATCCAACAAAGATATGATGCAGTAATTGCAGCCAAAGAAACAATTATTCGTGAGCATACTTTTAAATTAGATGAGACACTAGAAGTTGAAGATTCAAACAATGAGTTTACTATTCAGTGGGAAGAAGATCACATTAGTGCCTACAAGTTTCCTAAAGTTTTTGCCCTACGCAGACCAACATGGGAAATAAATCCAACAAGAAAAATAGAAGATTTTAAAATTCAGTTTTATACAAATCCTACAGATGCTTTGTCAAGATTTGCATGTATGCCTCCAGATGCTGTAGATGCATTCTTTAGATCAAAAGAAAAAATTGAAGCATGCTTTAATCAACCATCACTTGCAATAGATGAAAGCGGAAGATTTGCAGAGTGGTTTGTTCCAGATGATGAAAAAGAATACTTTATACATGTTGACCTTGCACAAAAGCACGACCATTGTGCAGTTGCTTTAGCTCACGTTGAAAAGTTTGTAAAAATTACAACCTTTAATGATTATGATGTAATAAATCCGTTAGTAGTTGTTGATGCTGTTAGATGGTGGACACCAACTGCAGATAAAACTGTAGACTTTAAGGATGTAAAAAATTATATTTTAGATCTTAGAAACCGTGGGTTTAAAATTAAACTAGTAACATTTGACAGATGGAACTCTCTTGATATTATGAATGAGTTAAAGGCAAGTGGTATGAACTCAGAAACCTTATCTGTTGCAAAAAAACACTATGAAGATATGCAGATGCTTGTAGCAGAAGAAAGACTAGTAGGTCCAGCAATTAGATTGCTAATAGAAGAGTTATTACAGTTAAGAATTATTCGTGACAAGGTGGATCACCCAAGAAAGGGATCTAAGGATCTTGCAGATGCTGTTTGTGGTGCAATATATAATGCTATTGCTTTAACTCCAAGAAGGCAGGGCGGAAGAGAAATAGAAGTTCACACATACAAACAACAAGCACTTGACAACAAACAAAAAGAATGGGATAATATTCTACAAAGAGACCTTGAAAGAAATAGACAGGCTCCAGATGATATTCTCAGATATTTAAATGGAATAGGAATGGTTTAGTGGAAATCCCAGACGACTTCTCAAGTGAAGAGTATGATGAAATGATGGATTACATGATCAAACA